TGCACCTTGCTTTTATTTTCTTGCCTTCAGGCAATGCAACGGCTTCATCCACGTCGTTTTTGAGAAACTCCAGCGCTAACGTTTGCGGGTATTTTCCGTCTTCAATTTCAACGTGTACTTCGCATTTACGGAATCCGCTTTCGAATTCCATCGGTTTACAAACGCGCTTAATAACTCCCTCAATTATCAATTCCATGTTTTTTATAAGATTTAGTGAATTCTGTTTGTGAGCAGTTGGGCAAATCGATTGCCCGCAACTGGTTTAATCGTAGCCGCTCGAATATCTCACGCCAGCGGTTTGGCGTTGGGTCTGTGTCTATTATTTCGTCTTCTAGCCCGTCATCGTCGTCCTTCATTGTGGACGTGCTTAGCAGGTGTAAGGCATAATCTTTGATGTCTTCCATGTGTGCGGCTTGGTCGGCCTCTACGCTGTCGAAAAATTCGTCGAGGTTATTCATCTATTTCGTCCTCGCCATAAACGCCAGCCGTGTAGAAGCCTGCGAGCTTCAATATTGCACGCGATAAAGCGCGTTTTTCCGCCATGGCGATCGGGTAAGCGTTGCGGTTATTTGATTTGCTCGCCTCGCCAAACGTCTCAACCTTGCCTATTTCGCATTTTGCGTACGCTTTAACGCAGTATTTTCCTTCTTTGGTGTCAGACCATTCGGGCACGGTAGAAAATCGAACCTCGGCCTTTATTTTAGCCTGTAAGTGTTCAACGCCTCTGCGCGTCATAATGACAAAGCCGCGTGGGTCTTTGTGGAAGTGGTCCGGGTGCATATCGTACTTCGCAGATAGCGCCCTTAATTCGTCAGTGTTGTTCATCGTTCACGGTTTTGCTTTAGGTGCATCTTCATTTTGTCAATCAGGCGCAGGAACTCGCGTTCCTCGGCTAGTTCTTGCTGCCATTGGTTGAATGACTGCGGGGCTGTTACTTGTACGCTAGAGCGCACGCAAATTGGCTTTTTCATAGTTTGTCGTCTTGGTGTTTATCGTGTTGTTCGTCGGCCTCTTCGTAGTAGTCACGGCCTTCGTCTTCGTCGTCTGCTGGGTAGTCGTATCCTTCGCGCCACATGGTGAAAAAATAAAGCCCCGTAGGGCGTTTGGTTAGTCGATTAATCTTAGAGCTTTTTGCGTTGTGCAATACATCGAATTAAATCCTTCTTGCCCTTCAAATGAATCGTAAACGTATCCGGCGGCAATTAATGAACCTAAAACGCCTTTTTGCTCTGGTGTAAGTCCTTCGCCGTCAAACTCGCTGTACCCCATTCCTATCCCATCCGTTTCACCTTCTTGAATGTCTCTAAGCATTGCCTTCTGTAAATGTGTCATAGTGTTGTTTATATTAAAGAAATAAAGCCCCGACCGAAGCCGGGGCGTTGGGTTTATTTAAATTGCTTTTGCTGCCAGCTTTGCGATAATATCCAAACCTTCTGCGCTGTACATCATGCGCTTTGTTTTTTCAACTGTTAAGCCTTCATCGTAACAAGCATCAGTAAATTTTTTGCAAGCCGCTTCAATTATTGCGGTCATGTTTACATTACTAAGCTCCTGTTTTGCTGTTTCTAAGTTTGTCATGGTAGTGTTGTTTGCGTTTGTCATGGTGTAAAGATACGCATCTTTTTTCGTTACGCAAGCTTTTTCGTAAAAAACTTTGATTTTTTTTTAGGGCACAAAAAAAGCCCCCACGTTTGGAGGCTCTTTAAATCAACTCTATGAAACAAACTAGGAAACAACCCTAGCGACGAAGTTAGTCATTTTTTTTCGCTTCTCTGCGTTCTTTACGCCTGTCGTTTACAATAGCATTAATAAGCGTGTCAAGCCAGCCGAATACCTTATTATCTGCTTCCGTTGGTGTAAGGTTCACAATCACCTTCACGAATGCCATAAGCGCCAAAACAACCTCGGCCCAATAAGTCTGTATCAATTCTCCCATGATGTAAATTTTTGTGCAAGGTATTAAAGCGGCATCAAACAATTAATTGCCGTATGCCCTCCTATAACAACGCCGCATCCAATCGCCTGCTTTTTGTAGTGCTTGGCATATGCAGCCGCGTACGTTTCGCGGTCGAGGCCGCAACCCACCTGCATGGCCCATATGCGGCTTCTGTTGCCGCAAAAATGCTCGACATAGGCCTGTGTGTGAATATGACCTTGAACCGTGCTTTGCAGGTCGTTCTTTGCCTTTGTGCGTGCTGTGCCGCCTTCACCATGCACGTACTGCACGCCGTCGTACTCTGCGCGCTCTGTCCAGTTCCATGACGTGCCCAACACTTCATTAAACGACTTAATCCAAACGCTTGGAATGGAGGAACTAAATGCCCTGCGCATTACAACCCGGTCATGGTTTCCTATAATGCAATCGGCCACCGGGAAAGCTATGCGCCATTTTTGCAGGTCTTCAATTGCGCGCTCTAGCTCCGTCCGTGCGCTTTCCCCGTCTGGGTCAGTCTCATGCCTACTAGTTGCGTGCGAGTCGATTAAATCGCCAATATAAAGTACTTGATTGCACGCATATTTATCGTAAGTCTCAAGGCAAAACTCAAAATATCCTTCCTTCTCAAATGGACAATGCAAATCACCTATAACGAGAATACGCCGCTCTTTGTTGCGCAGGAAGTCGAGCGCTTTCTTTTGCTGGGGTGTAACCCGTGGGCGTATCGTGTTAATCATAGAGCCACACTAAATCTTCCGTTTTCCCGTCATCGTCATCCACATGAATAAACGTGCTGCCGATGCCTATGCGATTGAATGAAGCTTCGTATAAGGCGCCGAGTATATAGCCGCGTGTGCGCTCATCCGGGCAACTTATGTCAGCCGCCAAGCCGTGTAAATGGCTGCTTGTTTTTTTCCCTCCGCACGCTCGGTTATGCGCTGGGCACCTATAACCTGAAGTAATCACAAAAGGAATGCCGGCCTTATGCCGTGCGTCGTCGAGCATTAACAAAAAATCAAGGTCCATCACATCAATGCCAAGCCCCTCGCAATTATCGCGGCATTTCTTGCACTTGCAATCGAATTCTTCGTATCTGAAATATCTCAATTCCATATTATCGAACAGGCTGCGACGAAAATAATTATATCAGCAACATCAGCACGGCCATACTCGCGCGCCTTGTACGTTGCGTTTACCAATACCGTTGCCAAGATAAGCCAAATCATTTTTGCAGTTTTGCAAGCATCAACTCAATTTTGTGGACGGATGCCAATAGTTCCTTCATGTCGCTCTTTATCTCGTTGCTGTCAATTTCAAGCTGTATAACCCGGCTTTTGAGCCTCGCCACCGTGCTGTTGAGATTCACCCATACACCAACTAAACCCGCCACGACTGGCGCAACCACTGCCACAAATTCCCATTCCATCACTTTTCTTTTTTCTGTATGATATACCAATTCGAATTGTGGCACAAGATAGTGATGCCATCATAAGCCCGATTAAATGCGTACTGGCTTGCTCCGTCGATTGTTGCGCTTGTATCGGTAACATTTGGCAACAGTTTCACAAAGGTGTTTGCGCTTATCGTGTTATCACTATGGAATTGAATCGTACGCCCTTCGCTGTTGGCCACAAGTGGTAAATAAAGGTTGCCGCTGCCGTTGCCACCTATCCAGCTATTGAATATATGCGTGTCGTTCTGTAGTACATAATTGTTCGAGCCGTTACGGTTTGAAATCGTACGAACTTCGTTGTAACTGCTCAATTCACCCGCACGCAATTGCCGCACCTGCTCCGAAACTGTGCCGATACCTTCAACAATATTTGTGGCGAGCATTGAAGTCTGCAACGTGTCGTTATCATTCTGCAAAATCAATTCGTTGCTGGTTATGTTTGTCGCGTCAAATGACAATTGCCACCGCTGCACATTGCTTTGTCGTGCGTTCATTACTACATCAAAACAAAACGGTGCAAAGTATTCCGTGCCTTCCTTTATCGTTTGCCACATCTCAAACAATCGCCCGTAAATTTGCCCGCGCTTTATTGGTATCGGTAACTGACTGCCTGCAATCGCTTCCTCAACCCCTAAACGATGCAATGGCACTGCCGTCGTTGTTTGACTGCTTATATATTCATTATCAACCCCTGCAATGGTGAAAGCTCCGTAATTGGTTAAAAAATTAAGCCCTGCAATTGTCGCCTGTGGGTCACCGTGTAGCGCTTCGCCTTGGTCGCTAACCATTGTATTGTTTAGACTCGTTTCGGCTTCATATAAAAGGCCATCGCCTAAAAGTCCTTGGTCGTCCTGAAGATTCAAATGACTGATTAAAATCATTATTCCCGTCGCTGTGTAATCGCTTGTTACGTCAACGCCTACCTGAATTATTCTAATTTGAATTGTAATATCAAGTCCAACCTGCTGGCTTGGTAGCTCGTCAGTTGTAACGCCCCACGTTAAAGCCGCGTCAATGCCTTCGCCGCGTTGAAAGTTTGCAATGCCCTGCGTGCGTTCTCCCGGCGTTGCAGTCCAACCCGCATTGGTGTAATACAATGTCCCGCATTGGATTGTCATTTGCACCTGAACGACGGCATTGTTGAACGGGTTGTTTTCAAAACTCTGTGCAGGTAGCAAAATTTGACAGCTTCCGCCTAAGCTAAATTGTAAATCCTGAATATAAGTGCGGTCTGTATCTGCAAAAACAACATTATCGCCCGTCGTTATGCCTGTCGTATAATCGCTAAAAATATAATCGTTGCCATCATATCGGCGCGTTCTTCTGACGCTTTTAAATGGTGGCAAATTTGAAATCGTACCGCCCGCCATTTTGTTAAAATTAGCGTCAATCTCAGAAACGTAACCCGTGGCAAGCTCTGCCACTTCGCCCGTTGTTAGTGTCACATTTGCGTTGGCTAAGTTTACCTGCTTTACGTCTGCCGTCCAGTCAACTCCATTGCTTGCACGCAGATGACAATTGACAGGCAAGAACCACCAATATCCATTCGATTGGAATACCCGGCAATTTAAAGACAGTGCAAGGCTTTCAAGTATTTCGAAGCTGTTATGCCCCCGCACGCCGTCATATATTTCATTATCCTCTGTAACTATTAAATTCGTAACGTTTACATCTTTGAACCAATCCGATCCGGTGTAATCTTCCATCTCAACATCGTTCACGTATCTAAAAAAAGCATCGGACGCGCTCCATAAACTGGTCGTGCGCATTTGGTTAAATATCTGCATAACCATTGCACGCAAAGGCTGGGACGATTGCGTTAAATGGTCGTACAAAACATCTTTTAAATTTGCTATGTCGTCAGTGGCTCGAATATTTACAAGATTTGGCGCTGGTGCGTCTTCTTGTTCTATCTGCTCGGCTGCAATTATGCCCGTCCAATACAAAGAATTTAATCCATCAGGGTCTTTGCGTATCTCCACCTGCATACGCCCTTCCTCAGCAGCTGGAAAAACGGTATTTAAAAACGTTTCAAACGTGCCGCCTTGGTTCATAATTGTAAACGTCACCGATGAGCCTATGACAGGTTGAAAACGGTTTTCGCTGTCGCCTGTGTATCGCAGTTGGAAACCCTCCGCGCCTAGTGTTATCTCCGTCGCCGTTCCATCATAAGCAGTATCGCGCAAGTTGATACGCCAATCTGTGCCAAGCTCATCGCGAAACTCTCCGAAAAATCTGATTGTTGCCATTAGTATCCCCTTACTCGGTTTCGGTCTATGCTGCTCATCTCACTCGTTAAAAGTATATCGCGGCCTGAAATCTTGCCGGTCACCTGCACGCTTTGCCCGCCTAACATCCCCCTCAATTTGTCCAATGGTGCGATTACCTCCGGGTTAGTTTTTGCGCCGGGATACTCACCCACCAGGCCAAGCGTTGGGCCGCTGACAATACCGCCATCCGCAAAGGCGGCAATACTACCAATAAATCCATCAAGCATTGAAAGCCCTGCAACAATAAAGGCCGGACTCGATAAGCCACCACTAAATAAATTCGCTGGGTTTGTTGGGCTTGTCGCGTTTGCAATTACGTTCATTTTTGCCATTTGTATTAATGAACGTATGGCGCTGATTGCTAAATTTTTCAATGCTTGCCCTGCCGTTTTTTCACCGCTAACAACATCAGCAACCGCCGCACCGAATGCCATGCCAAACGCATTACTAACCTCCAGCGCTTTCATCATGCTGCTAGTAGCGGCTTCCTTTATTTTGGCAAGGTTTTGAATCATTGCATTCGTGCCGTCGTCAATATCGAAAGCCTCATCAAATTCTTCAGAAAACTCATCAAGGCCCAAATCGATACCTAAATCGACGTTTGCAGTATCTCCAAAAAAAGCTTTGTTTAAATCGACTGGGTCGCCCTCAAATAGTTCGCTTTTCTGCGTGCCCAAAAGTGCTAGCTCTTGCGTTAAGTCAAACGCCGCTTTAGATGCTTTGACCATTTCCAGCGTCAGCGTTTTTGTGCCTCCTGCTGCCTCGTTGCTATCCTCGCCCGTGCCTTCCAGTTGGCTGTTGACTTCTGCCAACATTTCGCCCATTTTTTCGAGTTGACCGGTAGCGGCTAAATATGCGGTAGTTGCTTCGTTCTGCTCTTTCTTTGCCTTACCGCCATAGCCAGCATTAACAACTGCGTCTTTCGCGTCCTTCTCGGCTTTTAATTCGTCAACTAGTTTTTTCTGCTTGTCAATTGACGCTTCAATATTTCTCTTTTGTTCTTCAAGCGTCAAATTTTTGTTTGCCGTTGTTAAGTCCTCAACTGCCGTTGTTGCCTTTTTGGTTTCGTCGGTCAGCATTATGATGCCCGTAATAACCAACGCCAAGGCTGTTGCAGCAAGTGCAAACGGATTGGCTAACATCGTGGCGTTTAGAAATTTAAAGGCCACCTGTGCGGCTTTAATGCCGCTTATCAAATTCGGTAAAATAAGCAGGACGGGGCCAATGGCTGCCGCAATTCCTGCAATGGCCAACGCCACTCGTTTTGTGCCGTCGCTTGTGCCTTGTAAAAACTGTACAAACGTTTTGAGTTGGTCAACGATGGGCCGCAAATACTGAACCAAAAGCCGGCCGATTTCTTCCTGCAAATCGCCGAAGGAATTTGCTAACTGCGTAAATCCTCCGTCCGCCTCGGCTGCTGCTTCTGCGCTGCCTCCGTACTGCTTATTAAGTTCGTCAAGTATGAGTGTTTGCGCCTCTGCAAGGTTGCCCGTTTCCGTTAGTGATTTAATGACGGCTTTTTGGTCTTCGCTGAACTGAATACCCGAACGGCTCAACGCGCTTAGGTTTGCCACCGGGTCATTTAACGCTTTACCCAATTGAATGGATGCGCTTTTTAAGTCGCCATCTAAACGCGTGGCAAGGTCTAAGGCTGCTTCCTGTGTGCGTCCAAAGTTTTCGCCCGTTATATTGGTAAACGTCAAAAGCTGCGCGGTTGCATCTTTCAAAATAACCTCATCGCCGAAAAGCGTTTTATTCTGCAAATCGGTGGCCATCTTCTGCAATTCCTGCGAAGTCATTCCAACCTGTCCCGCCGTAGATTTTAAGCCCGCCTCAACCTGTGCAATGGCCTTAGATTGTTCGCGGAATGCTTGCACGCTACTTGCACCCATTAAAGCCAGTGGCGCAGTTATGCCGACGGTCATATTTCGGCCAAGCTGCTGAATCTCTCGCGTGTTCTTGGCTATGCTTTTACGTGCGTTGCCAAGTTTTTTATTGAGTTGCGTCGTATCCGCGCCAACCCTTACAATTAAATCGCCTAATTTTGCCATGCTGTTACTTTGCTAACTGTCGCAAGATACCAATTCCATCGCCGGCCTTTTCTTTCTTCTCCCATGGAAACGTGGCAAGGTCTTTCGGGGTTATCCTTTTCTTCACGTGTGGGTTGATTGTAATAGCTGCAAGCCACCGCGTGCGCTCCCATTCCGCTTTTTCCCGTTCTTCGATTTCTTTGTAGTGCCCCGCCATCGCGTTGCCAAACTCTGCGAACGTCAAACCATAAAGCAAAAAAGGGGTTAGACGCAACTGGCCTAACCCCATTTCTTCTATTTCATCCCATGTCAACGGCTTGCCTTGGCCTTTGTTTTTTTTTGTGTGCCGCCCATGACTTTCGCCACGGCTTCGCTGAGTTTTTGCAAGTCTGATATTTCAATCATACCAAAGAAATCGTCAACGTCCATTTCGAACGCCATGCCTTGGCTTTTGCAACCCTCCTGCACAAAATAATAAACCAGCTCAGGAATTAAAGTAACGTCGTTGCTGTCAACGTCTGCCACCTTTTTACCTGTCGCGTCTTCAAACTTTCTCCATGCGCGCATAGTTGCACGGATTGGGAATGTTTTACCGTCTAGTTTTATCTCTACCATGTGGCAAAGATATTACGCAATCACTTCACGAACAACTGTACCAGTTACTTCAATAGTCATTGAAAAGCCAACGTTGTCTTCAACGCCTGCAGTTTGCTCAAGGCTTGAGATGTAGCCTTCAACATCGAACTGCTCATCTCCTGCGTTTGCAGTTGCTCCACCTCCTGTATTTGTAAAAATTACAAAAAGCTTTTCGCCTGCAATTTGGTGCGCTACAAGTTCATTGTATCCGTTTGTTGCATCCTCTGCAAAGAGTCCGCTCACGCTCATGCTGGCCGACTTCAAGCCCGGCAAAAGTTCACGGTATCCGCCACTTGTTTTTGTGGTAATATCGCGCATGTCCGTGGTCAACGAAATGCTGCATTCGGTTACGTGGTCAACTACTACTTCCGAGTCGTCTGTTGTTCCAAGAAATACGCGGATACTTGACGAATTAATAATGCCTGCTGTTTGTGCCATTACTCTTTAATTTTTTTTGATTCTTTTTTTTCGGGCTTATCTAAGTACCCGCCTTTTTTAAGTTTTGCGGCGAACTTATTTGAAACGTCCACAACTTTTCCGGCTGGCCATTTCCAGCCGTTTTTGTTATATGGTTTTTGTATCGTTACCTTCATGCGTGCAATTTACTGCTTTTAAATTTCATCGCCAGGCGATTCAGGGAACCATCCGTTTTCTTCCATATACTCCTGCGTTCGTACCGTCGTAGTGCTAGGAATAATTGCCCCAAACGGAAACGATTGCGCATTAAGTACGTAGCTCGAAAGCTGTCGTATTTCAACCTCGCTCAATTCGAGCATTAGGGTGATGAGCTTTTCAAGCGTCGCCATGGGGCTAACGGGAATATTGTATTCCGTATCCACCTGCAAAGCGAATTGAATGCCGTCAGGGTGTTCGATAACGCCAAAGACCGTCCCATCCTTTTGATAGCGTTCCTGTGTAACCAATGGCGCTGTGATGTTGTAGAGTTCGCGCGTGATGGCTTTGGCTCGGTGTTCGCTTGTAAGCGTTCCTTCGGGGAGTACGATTATATATCCGTTCATTAGAAAATGTCGTAAAACGTGTTGATGTTGCTCTCGATGTCAGTGCGGTTGTCGGTTTGGTTGGTTTCGTAGATAATAACCTCTTGTATGTTACCGTTTAAAAAATATGCAGTTCCGCTTCCTAATGCAAGCGAATCGAACGCGTCTGTTTGTAAGCCTGCGTCCGTCACTGCGGTTGCTCCATTTACCGCCAACTCACTTGTAGTGTCGTTTGCTGCATACACTAACGATTGAGATGTTGTATCTGTGGCGAGGTTCATTCTAACATTATTTCGCAGTTGATATTGAGTACTGCTGGAACTTCTCAAAAACTCGGAACCAAAGTCTGCACTGGCAAACACAGCTCCCGTCCCCGTGGCTGTTGCAACTGAAAACGAGCCTCGAATGAGAAGGTCTACACCCGTCAAAAGTCTGTCATCGCTTCCATCAAACTCAACCGCTGGCTTCCCGTTCTCCGTTATTACCGAACCGCTTGAAACGATTTTCGGTTGACTCGCTGTCGTGGTCTGCGTCGCGTCGTTGCTGTTTCCGCTTTGGTCATAAAAAGTTTTTACGAACGCATCGCCCGAACCTGCGAAAGCCAAAAGCGAAACGGTATCCAACTCATCGTTTGAAAATCCTATATCTTGCTCGTCGTTGTTGGCGCGTCGCACGCGAATAGCGTCGCCTGTGTACAGCGTTCGGAGTTTCCGCAATGAATATGCTCCCGATGCTCCCGTATACGTGTCTAGTAACAAACTGGCTTCGTCTACTTCCTCCCATGTTTGCAGCAACGTGAACGGTGGCACGCCATAAGTTGCGCCATCTTCGAAGCCTTCAAAGGTCGCTACGGTATCCGCGTAAGCTGTATCGTCCGCAAAGGTGTGGATTAAAGTGTAGTCGCCGATTACGTCCGCGTCTGTAATGAATCCCGTTTTGTGGTAAATCTTCCGCACGATTACTTTGCCCGCTGCTGGCGTGTCGCTTTCCGGGTCTGCAAATACTCCGTCGCCTTCGCCCTTGACACTATAGGCGCGTTCCGTTCCTGTAATGCCCTGCTTTCCCGTTTCAACCTCATCTTCGAAACGGTTGGTATAACTCACCAACGATTTAAATGCGCCCGCTGTCGCGTCGTATATAAGCGCCTGATTACCTGCCGGTGTGCCGACTATTGTAACGTCGCTCAAGTCGTTTAAATCCGTAGGTACGGCGCTAGTATCGGCCTTTGCATTTAACGCCGTTTGTGTTGCCGTGCTTATTGGTTTATCCGCGTCGCTTGTATTGTCTACGTTGCTGAAGTCTGCGCTGTTGGCCTTGGCGTTTAGTTCGGTTTGCGTGGCTGTACTGACTGGCTTGTTTGCGTCGCTCGTATTGTCAACGTTTCCCAATCCCACCTCACTCTTTACGATGCTGTCGTTTGTCCATTCGCTGCCATCGTACTTCAATAGCTCGCCCGTTTCGGGGCCGCCCTGACCGAATTGCACATCTGTTAGTTGCCCCAACTCAGTAACGCCGCCCGCGTCATCTGCTGGTTGCCATTCCTGCGCTGCTGCATCGTATGCAATTACTTGCCCATCGGTTACGCCTGTGGTGTCAACGTCAGACAATTCGCCAAGCGTAACGCCTGTAATGGGGCTTCCTTGCGCTATCTCGAAATCACTGCGGCTTATCCTTACATCATAGTCCGCTGTTATGTTATACGTCCTCTGTGCCTCGTCAAAATCGATAATCTCGCCAAGGTATTGGATACTTTGAACGTTCACCCCGGAATACGTACCCGTAACGCGGTCTAATGCCGCGCGTGTATGCGTTGCCATATCAATGCACTCCGTGTAACTGGTTGAGTACAAATTAACTTCAATTTGTGCCGTGTCCAGCTTTGACGGTTCGCGCTTCGTGTCGCTCGGTTCGTTGCTGCTTACGTTGTAAACGACGTAAGGCAAAACCGCGTCTTGCTGTGCTACTTCCGGAAAAATTCGCGTGTCTACGATTGCACGCAAATCGGCATTTGATAGCAACAAATTGTATATAGCCTTTCCAACTGTCATTTCATAAACCTTTTAAATTCCTGCCTGTAAAGTTCGATTTGTTTGCGCTTCGTTGCACCTACGCCCGCTTTAATTCCTTGCGTTAATTTGCCTTTGTTTGGTGTTTGCATGATGATGCCGCCGCCGCCTTTCTTGCCGCCTTTTTTCATCGTTGCAGGACGTGCGCCCATTTCCACAATATGAGCGAACCAACCGTCTGCGCCGTCACGAACTTTTCGTTTCAATTTGTATTTGCCTGCATTGTTCGCACGCGGCCCAATCATTGCCGTATTGCTGCCCTTACTAAACCATACACCAATAGAATTTTTGAGCTGGTTTTTTTTTACGACTATATTTTTACCGTTCTTTTTGTGGATAGTTATATCTTC